TTGCGACTACTCTGATGTTATCTGAACCATCGAGGTTAGCCATATCAAGCATTTGGATACGTGTTTGGTCTGAAAGTAAATCAGTCCCGAAGAAAAGATTACTTCTTTCTGCAGCAACTAATACATCATCTTTCATTCCATTACAAACTGCTAATTTGATTCCTTCAAATACTGCATCATAGTCACCGTTCATAGAGTATGCATTTACATATCCTAGCTCAGATATTTTTGAAATGTATAATCTGTAAGACTTAGGAGACATATATATATGTAAGTCTTCTTTAGTGTAAACTGCTGTAGGTATAGCAGCTACACAAGCTGTTAAATTATTTATAATGTTAGTTGTAGAAAATGCAGTACCTGCACCACCATCGTTAGCAACATCAACTACTGTTGCGTCAGTTACTAAGTGTCCTACACCACCACCTACAAAACCAGTAAACTCTCCTGCTGTTGCATCGTTACCTGTCCATATAGATACTTCTGTTCCGTTTGCAATTGTCTCACCTAAGTAAGAAATTACATAGTCATCAAAAGATGCTGGAGGTGGAGCACCTGCTCCTGCTCTCATTTGTAACGCCTCCCAAGAATCTAATAATGTCGATTTGCAAAGGTCTGTATTGATTTGTAAATTTTTTGGAGTAAGAACTGCTTCTGTCATTGTTAATGTACCTGCTTCAGAAAAGTCGCACGTAGCGTCTTTAATCATACTAGCTGCCGCCATTTTCTGTATATTACTCTTATACTTGATATTTTCTATCATTGTCAAAAACTCCATTGAGTTTGCTTGACGAAGTGCCGCCGAAATATAAAATCCGGCTGCTTTACCTGCATAATTGCTCGTTGTTGATAATGCCATTTTTAATTATTTTTATTTGTTAATATTTTTATTTATATAATTCGTATAAATACCTTTCTTGTTTAGTCAATTTTGATATTTCTCTCTTATTTAGAGGTTTTCTATCTGAACTAAACTTATTAGTGTTAATTGGAGACTCTGCAGGGCTTTCTGATAATTTAGCCTTTAATTTTTCATTTTCTGCTTTTAACTCTTCAACTGAAAACTCAACAACTTCTGTTGTTTTAGTTGTTTTAGTTCTTGGGTTTTTAGAAGGCTGTGCATTTTCCATCTCAACATCTTCAGTTTTACTTTCACCTAATCTTGATTTGATGTCAGCTATTGCATCTTCTAAATTCTCAACTCTATCCTTCATCTCTTCGTAAGTTTTAGCCCAGTCAGTTTCCTCAGCCTCACTTTCCTCTTCATACTCTTCTTTATCATCTTTGTCTTCAAATTCAGCCTTTTCATATGCTTCATCATCTTCTGCTTCTATCTCCTCCTCTGATTCTGACTCTATGATCTCACCGACTACGCCCTCCTCTTCCACTCTTATGGTCACTCCTGTGTCCGTTTTATACGTTCCGATTGGTAATAATATTGTTGTGCCGTCCTCTGTTAAAACTGAGATGTCCACACCTGCTTCTAATTCCTCTGCAGTTGATACAAAAATTGTGCCATCTTCTGATTTTCCTTGCCAAGCAAGTTTAACGCCTTCGTCTTTATTAAGACCAAGAGCTACTAGTATTTGTTCTTTGATGTCCATAGGTTCTTTTTTTATATAATAGAATTATTTGTTATTTATTTGATTTTTGGTATTTTAAAGTTAGCTACATACTTAATGTCAGATAAGGCGTTGTCATATTCACTTAGTTTTGAACTTACATTAACTCCAAGCGCTTTTGCAGCCTTTTCAAAATCTGTCATTGCTTTGTCTAAATTTTTTGCAATCTGTTTTGCTTTTGTTATTTGACCTGTAGCCTTTTTTGCTAAAGCATTTGCAGCTTTTTGTGCTTGATTTCTTTTCTTTGTCGCTGCTTTAACTTCACCAGTCCACTCTTTAACACTTTTATTAGCTGCTTTAAATTCTTGTGTATCATCTTTTATAGTAGATTGCAATGCTTTTAACTCTTCTTTATTAAATTTCAAATCATCCTCATATTCTTTAGCTAACTCTTGAAATTCTTTTAATTTTTCATTACTAAAATCTATATCAGATTGCTCATCATCTACTCTATCAAAAGCTATTTCAATCTCATTTTTTTCAGGAAACGCATCATAAATATCATATGCTTGTGATGTTAATTTATCAAGTGTATTTATATCTTGCAATTCTACTTTCTTAGCTAAACTTAGTTTTTTACCTAAACTCAAATCTTTTAATTTACCTTCTTTTATTAATTCATTTAATGCAGTTAGGATTTCGTGGTCTGTTGGTTTTTTCTCATTCATAGTTTCGAATTTATTAGTGAAATATCCTTCGATGCTAAGACCACGTAATTCGCCATCTTTTACTTTGCTCCAAAGGTCGTTATTGTCGATTTTCATTTTTACCATCCAAGTTCCTTTAGGCAAATTGTAGCCGTAAAGAGTGGACTTGTCTGTTTTTGGGTCTTCTATAATCCAAGACTCAACTGTCAAAACACCACTTACTCTGTCTTGATGCTCATATGTTGCTTTATGATGATTGTTATGACGTAAATAAAGCTCACTAGCTTTTCTTACTGTCTCAGGACTAAAGTAAACATAATACTCTGAGTCCGTATTAGGGTCATATCTAAATATTTGCTTGTTTGGAATTAGAGCGGGGCTGACCAACATTCTTTTTTCTTCGTCAACTTTAGCAAAAGTCAAATTGTTTTTTGCTTTGTTAAAGTAAACAAAATCTTGCTCGATAGCAGGACTAGCAACAAGGCTAATCGCATCAATTGCTAATTCTTGAGAATCGTCAGCAATAACTAATTCAACTATTTTAGTTTCCTTCATATCCTCATAATAGTCTTTGTTAGCTTCCTCACACTCTTCTTTAGTGGCATACTTGCAAGAACCTGTCTTGCCCCACTTATAATTTTCGTCTTTACATTGTTCACACGGCATACTTTATAATAGATTTAATTAATATTTATTTGATTTTTATATTGTAGACCTTCGTCTAATATTTGCTAATTGGTTTTGGCTGTTTGTCATCTCATCCGTAACAACAAAAGCACGAACAGGATCAGGTGCTTCACCACCACCTAATTGAAATTCACCAGACATCATTGCAGGAGCAGGTGTTGCAGGTGCTGATGGGGCGCCTCCTCCACCTCCACCGCCTCCTCCACCTCCACTTGGATTAGCACTTTTAATAGCTTGAATATTTTTCATACCACCAACAATTGCTGCGGCTGCAGCTACAGCTCCCAAAGCAGGACCGACAACAGGAATACCTGCCATAGATTTATAAGCTCCTTGAGCAGAAGCAAAAGTGTCTATTGTAGCTTGTGTAATTGCCATTGCTTTACCGGCTGCAGTTTCTTCACCTAATACCTTAGCCATATTACCTGCAGTACTTGAGGCAATTCCTAACTGTTGTTTAGAAGACATCTCAGAGAACTTTACTTGTTTCTTTGTGTTTGCTTCTATAATGGCTGTTTTTTCTTTTTCATATTGTGCTGTTATGTCTTTAGTTTCCATACCCGCTAATTCAGCTAATCTTACCTTTTCTTCATAAGCAATTCTAAGCTCTTCTAATTCTCTTTCAGTACCTGCTAATCCTTCAATTATAGTTTGTTGTTGGGCTGCTCTTAATTCATTTTCTAAAGCTACAGCATTTGTCTTTTGCTCTGACATTTGACCATTTATTTCCTCTTCTAATTGTAGCATCTCAACCTCCTTTTGTTTTAAAGCAAGTTTGTTTTCATCATTTGCATTTATATCAACAGCTAATTGCAAGGCATCTAATTCAGTTTGCAATGCAGACCTTTGTAAGTTTTGCTGTTTCTCTAAAACTCCATTTAATTTGTCATTAGCTTCCATCCTTTCAGCAAAAGTTAGATTAACATTATCTCTAATTTGTCTTAAATCTTCTGCTTCTTTTTTGTATTGAGCATTTAATTTTGCATTTTCTACTGCAGCAAATTCTGCATCTTTATTAGCTTGTACTTGAGCTTTTGATAAATCAATTACTTTTTTTGTATAATCAACTATTGAATCTTTTACA